TGACTAAGAAGTTTATTGAGGACAAGAACCCTCGCACTTATATCACTGAACATGTGTTCAAAGGAGACTCAAGTGACGGTGTTCCTAACGTACTTAGTCCTGATAACACTTTTGTTGACGGTATACGCCAATCTCCGGTAACTAAGAAAAAGATTGAAAATTGGATGTCTAGCATCGACGATCTTCGCTCTGTTATGGATGAGGAAACCTACCGCAACTATTGCCGTAATAAGAAACTAATTGATCTCTCTGAGATTCCTGATGATATAAAACAAAATATTATAAATACATACGAAGGTACAAAGGCAGCATCAAAGTTAAAGGTGCTGAACTACCTAATTAAGAAACGTTGCAAATTGCTAATTGAATCTGTCGAGGAGTTTTATTAATGGCTGTGAATAAACCTAAGAATCTCACTATCCACGAGATCCTTACACGCGTAAGTACAAGACAAACAAAAGAAGAGCGTATTGAAGTTCTAAAACAACATAACTGTCTTGCCTTGCGCGACATTTTGAAAGGTGGATTTGACGATACTATTGAGTTTATTCTTCCTGAGGGTGTTCCTCCATATGAACCTTCTCCTGAAGAAAATCCACCTAGTACCCTTCATAAGGTATCTAAAAACTTTCGTTACTTCGCTGTTGGTGGACCGGGTGAAAGGTTACCCAAAGCACGTGTAGAACAAATGCTAATTCGCATGCTTGAAGTTATTCATCCTAAAGATGCCGAATTAGTTATCGCTGTAAAAGATAAACAATTAGCTGGTCGCTATCGTGGCTTAAGTAAAAAACTTGTACAAGAAACGTTTCCAACCCTAATCGCAAAATAGTATTTTTTATAAATACATATATGGGATTACTTAGAATTAATAACAATTATAAAGTATTTCTCTAGCTCCTTGGCTGGCAGTTCATCTGTCGGCCATTTTTTTTGTTTAAATCAATATGGAGGGTCCAAAGATATCTAACAAAAAACGGCAAACTCACCATGCAAAAAGGAGTCAGCGTATGTATGGTTCTCAAATTGAGAGACTAAAAAAAGATTCGAAGGAATTAAAACATTATATTCAGAAAATAGAACGAACGGGTAACTCCCAACTAGTCTATAAACTTCAGAAGAAACATGAATATCTTGCGAGCCGTATAGAAGATATTAAGGAGGAGCTCAGCGCCGCGTAAAAAGTAGTTTACATTCCCTCTAAAGTATGGTATAATATAAATTATATTGAACAAAGAGGGAATGTATCTCCAATGGTCGAACAGACTATTAAAGAAAAGATTCGCCAGCGTAGAGCTCAAATGCTCATCCATTCTTGCCTTTACTATGAAATGAGTGAATCTATTGTGGATGACCATACGTGGCAACGTTGGGCTGATGAACTAACGGAGTTACAAGATGAATACCCAGAACACTGCAAGCTTGACTACTTCGACAAAGAATTTGTTGGATGGGACGGATCGTCAGGCTATCATCTCCCACTACGAGATTCATACGTGTACAGTAAAGCACAGTACATTTTACGTATTAGCACCGAAAAAAACGGTGTACAAACTCAACCAGATGTGATAGAATATAATGGTAACCTTGAGGATTTTATGTCATGAACCTTTTTATACTAGATGAAGATCCAGTTGTAGCAGCTCAACTTCAGTGCGACAAACACGTTGTAAAGATGATTGTTGAATCTGGCCAGATGTTATCTACAGCTCATCGAATGCTTGATGGTATTGAAACCCGTCGTCCATCTAAGTCCGGTAAGACTATGTCTAAGTACTGGGAACTTAATGATGATCGTGAAGCAGTTTTATACAAAGCTGTGCACATGCATCACCCTTGTACCATATGGACTATGGAAACTCTAGCTAATTACAAGTGGCACTACGATCACTTTATTGCACTTTGCGATGAGTATAAGTATAGATACAATAAGGTTCATGCTACTGATACATTGCTCAGACACTACCTATATTGGCCTCCATCTAAAATTAATACCGGTAAGCTTACCAAACAACCTCTAGCAATGAAATCAAATCCTGAATGTATGTTTGAAGACGTAGTCAAATCTTACCGAGCATTCTATCAAACTAAACAAGATCGATTCAAGATGGCTTGGACCGGTCGTGAAATACCGGAGTGGTTTAATGTCAAATCTGAACGAGAAGATCAAGTCGCGGCTTGATGAAATCGAAGACCTAATGAATGGTAATCAACACCTTGCTGATCCAGATGGAATAGAAGAGAAAGTTTCTAATGTTAGCAAATTTTGGTCTGCACTGAGTGAAGAAGATCGAGACTTTATTGATGGAGTCCGGTGGGCGATTGAAGAGAAAGTAAAATGGAAAGATGATTAGAAATATTTTTTGGTCTATAGTTATTTTTATATTCGGTTGGGCTTTTGGAACTTATTACCACCCATACGAGCAATGTGCAAGGATGTACAATTCGCCTAAATACATTGGTGAATGTGTGTGGATTAAGGAGAATCAATAATGTGTGTAGACCTAAAAACGATTGAAAAGAGTTGTACATGTGGTGACGAATGTGGTAAAATATTATCACAGAAAAAAGTTGAAGCCCGTGAACAAGAACGCTATCATGAATATATAAAACGCATGTATCGTGAAACTGAGGAAAATGATGCCTAACTACGAATATGAAAATACAGAAACTGGAGAACGGTTTTATAAGATGTCCTCTTATGATGATAGTCAAAAGTTTCTAGAAGAAAATCCAAACTTACGCAGAGTAATTGGTGCACCAAAGATTGTCGGCGGTGTTGGCACTAATCTAAAAGTAGATGACGGCTTTCGCGAAGTTATGTCAAAAGTAAAAAGCGCTTATAAAGTTAATAACATTAAGGATTACTAATGGCATTATCCCACAAGATCAAGCTCGAAGACATGATCGAGATTGAACCATTAACACCTAATCAAGTAAAAGCGTTTAAAGCGTATGAACAAGCAAAATCACTCGTCCTTGCCGGATCAGCTGGAACTGGTAAAACTTTTGTGGCGTTATCCTTGGCTCTTGAAGAGGTACTTGACAAAGAAACCCACTACGATAAAGTAGTAATTGTAAGATCTATTGTTCCTACTCGTGACATTGGTTACTTACCAGGAAATGAAGAAGAAAAGAAAGACGCATACACTGGTCCATATAGATCAGCATGTGCAGAACTTTTCGAAGATCCTGAGGCATGGGACAAACTCAGAAATTCGCACAAGGTTGAATTCCTATCAACCTCGTTTATTCGCGGATTAACTATCTCTAATGCGGTAGTTATTATTGATGAAATGCAAAACCTGACTTTCCACGAGCTCGATTCTGTCGTAACTCGTATCGGTCAAAATTGCAAGTTCGTTATGTGTGGTGACTATTATCAATCTGATTTCGATAAGGATAGAGACAGAAATGGTATTTTAAAATTCCTTGAAATCATTGAGCAACTTCGCAACTTCGAAGTTATTGAGTTCACTTGGGAAGACATTGTACGATCGGACTTTGTTCGTGACTACATTATGACAAAAGAGATGCTTGAGAAAGATGGCAAAATTTAGTAGATTCGATCCTAGAAATAAAAAGTCAGGTCAGCATAAGCGCCGGACTAAAGATGGTTTCCAATTTAAAAAGATTAGAAACCTAGAAGTGAAAAAAGGTAAAGTAGATTATGAAAAGGAAACTATTCGAGCACAAGGAGATTGATCTTGGATATAAAGATCTTAATGCTGAAACTGGCCCTAATGGGAGAAAGTATCTGGCTCCCAACGGGATTTCTTATCCTAGTGTCACCACAGTTCTTAGCATACTAAGCGAAGAATCTATTCAGCGTTGGCGCGCTCGAGTAGGTGAAGAGGAAGCAAATAAGATTTCCTATCGTGCTTCTACCCGTGGCACGGCAGTTCACGCAATTATCGAAAAATATTTGGATAATGATCCTGAGTTTAAGAAGGATTATATGCCAGATATTCTTGGTAGCTTTAGTGACCTACAGCCAATTTTAGATAATCGTATTGGAGCCATTTATGCTCAAGAAGCTGCTCTATATTCCGATCATCTTGGCTTGGCTGGTCGAGTTGACTGCGTGGCAGAGTTTGACGGAGTACTATCAATCGTAGACTTTAAGACTTCGCGTAAAGCTAAGAAGAAAGAATGGATTGAAGGTTACTTTATTCAAGAGTCAGCATATGCAATTATGTGGGAAGAACGAACTGGTATGCCAATCGTTAATCTTGTAACCGTTATTACTGTAGATAATGATGAGCCTCAAGTCTTTGTAGAACATCGAGACAATTGGGCACCTAAACTATTGGAGACTATTAATGAGTACAAGAGGCGAAAAATGTTTGGCCATTAGAGCTCATCAACAGATTGGTATCTGCTGCGAAACTCTATGCGAAAAAGATGTAGTAATTGAATACATCGAAGAATTAGAAACTAAACTTGTTGAAGCTCAAGAGCAAATTGAAAAGCTTGAACGTGCAAATAAGTTGTACGAAAAATTACACAACAAACTAATGCATGAAATGCCTGAAAAATCGGGCCGTTACTTCATATGTGGATCAATGGGAGAAACCGATGATTTCGGAGTACCAGAAAGAATGATGGTTTGTCCTTCATATGGCTCAGACGGATTTTATGTATTTAAGAAAGAACGCGATTATGCCGCTCCAGAATGGTAATAAAAAAGGTAAAGATTTTATGGATCTATTAGAGATGCTGCAACCTACAAAACAAAAAGACTATTTTTCTGATCGTTCACTAGCTCGGATTCATAGCTTTTATTTGAGTGGAACAATCGAATCTGCCGATCAATATATTGATTGGTTTGACATTATTCGTTCGTGTGGTGAGAACGATGTAGTAAAAGTACATATTAACTCGTATGGTGGTGATCTATTCACGGCTATTCAAATGATGCGAGTTCTGGGAGAATGTGCTGGTACAGTTGTTGTATCAATCGAAGGTGCTTGTATGAGTGCAGCAACAATGGTATTCCTTACCGCTGACGCTTTTGAAGTATCTCCACATTCTATGTTTATGTTCCATAACTATTCGGGTGGGACATTTGGCAAAGGTGGCGAAATGCTTGACCAACTGCAGCATGAACGCACTTGGTCTGAAAAATTACTCCGTGAAATTTATTCAGATTTCTTAACCGAAAAAGAAATTGAGTCTATGTTAAATAACAAAGACATCTGGATGGATGGAGATGAAGTTGTGAAACGCC